GGGGTGCGTAATGCCATGTCAATCTCCAAAAAATAGGCAAAAAAATACCCGCGCATGGCGGGATTGTGGGCAATAAAAAACCGCCTCGATGGGCGGTTGTTGTTAGGTTTGCTTTAATCTAGGCGACAATCAGAATAATAGTCACAAGAAAAAGCGCAGGTAATTGCAAGTAAAGCGCGTTTACTACGTTATCCTCTCGCCAGTATTTTGCATAAAAGTAAATAGCGGGGAATACTGGAATAAAGAGGCTGGCGACGAAAAGTGCCTTACTGTTTCGCCACATTAGAATCAGCGCCCATATCGCGCCAATTATTGCGGGAACGCATAAAGCAATAAAAGCCACATTAACCAAATTTTGCATGACGCCACCCGATTTGTTAGATAATATCAATATATCAAAAAGAAGTGAGTGCTGCATTGTTATCTTGACTATTTGCGCCTTGTGTCAGCATGATAAGCACGTCGGCATTATTCATGGCGGCTTTCTGTGCCTTTTTCGGCAATGTTTCAACGTAAGCCTTCCACTCATCAGACTTGGCAAGTCGCTTCTGCAATACCTTAATTTTAGTTTCATTCGGTACTGTTTTTTCAAACTCCTCTAAAATAGCCTTCATTTCAGTGGTGTCAATAACCTTGTTGACCAGCTTTTCGTTAGCCTCACGATACACCTCAGCGCGTTTAGGGCTGTAGGATACATCGAGGTCGGCGCGTGATTGACGCTCGTTAAGTATGCTTCGGACTTTACCTTGCGCCGCCTTGCTTGCTGCGCCTGCTGCTGCCCCTAGTATTGCGTTGCCACCTGTTGCTACCGCAGTAGCTACACCAATACCTGCTGACGACATATTTTCAGGGCTGTTCCATGAATCAATGTTTTTGGCTGTGGTTGCTGTTCCTGACGGGTTAGGGTCTTGATGCTGCAATACGTTGCGACCTGCAATATAAGTGTCCATCTTTTTGGCAATATCATCGCCAAAGATAGCCTGCGCCTTGTAAGTGCCATCCTCATTTGGTCTGCGGTACTGCATCCACTCCTTGTTGGTGGTCTTAAGTCCTGACTTGCCTAACACAGATTCAGCAATCGCCGCTTGAATCTCCGCCTTTGCTCTAGCTGCTTGCGGCTTGATGTTATCGGGAACTTTATCAAGCAAATCGTAAATATGCTTGAACTGAGCGCCATCTTTAGCTGCTAACAGCTGTATCTCACGACCGACCGCCTCCGGTGACACCTTGCGGTTAATACCGTCAACATCAAGCAACCTACCAATGCCTTTGGGGTTTTCAAACATTTGCTTGTATAGCTGATAGCGTCCACGCGCTGATAAGTAGGCACTATCTTCTAACTTACTAAATACACCCATGTCGATTGACTCATTAACCTTACCTATCAATCCTGCGCTATCAGGCGACCATTGGCTATTAATGTACTGACGGATAGATTCAGCTTGACGCGCTGTCATTGGCTTAACAGTACCATCCTTGTTCATCAACTCCATTTCATTGAGGTATGAGCGAATACCACGGCGCAATGATTGGTTGGTAGCTTTGCCATCCCAATTACTAGCCTTACCTAGCTCAGCGGCGAATTGCGTTAGCTCGATACCACCCTTACCGCCTGTAACCTCGTCAGCTTTCTTGTAGTCGGCTGCCACTTGGTCTTTGTACCATTGCTTATAGGTGTCTAGCGCGTCAATAACTACCTGACCGCGGCTTTCAGGGCTAGCCCCTGCTCGCGCGCCAATATCATCTTCAATGATACGATTGGCATAGTCGTTCATGCTTGCGTACTCAGATTCCAAATTACTACGCATTTCTTTACCAGCTTCGGTATCGAGCTTTGATAGCGACTTCTCAGTCTCAAGCTGCGTAATATCACCTGTAATAGCGCCTTTACGTGCCGCCTCATCAGGTATGCCTAAGTCGCGCAATACTTCTGCGCGCAAGCCTTGCACATCAATAGGAACGCCACCTGTTTGTGGGCGTGAGCCGTCTAGGTCGAGTAAGGCTTCAATCTTAGCGCCAGCACCTGCCACTGGTGCCGCATCGGGTACTGGTGGCACATAAGGGTTATCGATAATAACCTCGGGCGCTGGTGTCGGTCTTGCGTTCGAGTAATCAGGGCGCGGCGTGGTGTCTAAATTAGCAATATCAGCACTGGTTCGTGCTGCTTGATTATTAAGACCGTCAAGCCGTGATACCGCGCCTGATAAATCACCTGTACTGCGAGCCATTGCGTTGTTATACGTGTCTAAAGGCGTTGGCTGTCTAACTGGTGCCGGTGCTTCTGTGCGTCCAATGCGTGAGCCGTCAGCGCGTCTAATGTCAGCCTCTCTCACTCTTGCTCGCAACTCTTCAGGAGATAATGCAGGGCGTGCGCGTTCAGTTGTTGGTGGCTCTACCCTTCCACTCTTGCGCTTTCCTGCCAATGGTAATGCAAACCCTAATGCGTTCAAACCTGTTTGCAAACCTGCGCCGACCACTGGGCTGCCGGTCTTATCGTATGCAGCATCACCAGCGGCGACAATAGCATCGTCAGCAATACCAAGAACGTCAAGTAATTTGACGCCAGTTTCTGTGCGAGGTGTTGCCCCCGACTTTAAAACATCACTAACCGCTGAAGACTGGTAATTGGCAGCGCCCTTATTGTAACCATCAACTACGCCACCGCCTTTTGATAACGAGCGACCAATACCGCCAATACCTGCCCAACCTTCTAGTGCCATATCGGTCATACCGCTGCCCACAGCAACTGCCGCATCTAATGCGCCGCCAACGTTAGCGACACCGCCATTATCAAACTGGTTATCAATAACTGCTTTACCACCTGCTTTGAGCTTATCGCCTGAGCGACCGACCAAGCCCTTTGTTTTTGGCTTGGTTAGCTTAAAGCCTTTAGGTGCGCGGACAATTCCAGCTCTAATGTCAGCATCAAGCTGAGCTTGTGCGGCACTATCCATCTTGCCGTCATTGTAGGCCATGACTACCGATAACGGCAGCTCTTCACCTTTAGCGACTGTCTGTTTTTTAGGCGCTGAGGTTGCAGATAGTAATTTGCCATTTTTAGGTAGCTTAATAACACCTGCCTTCACATCAGACTCATACTGAGCTTTGTCGTAAGCGCTCATCTTGCTGCCTTTGTAGGCTTGATAAATCTTGATAGTCTGCGCGTTGGTTAGCGATGGCGCCGATTGCGTTGACATATTACCACCTGTTACTTTTCCGCCTAGCTGGCCGTAATACTTATCACGTTTGGCATGGTGTGTTGCGACGTTTTTACCTAGCACCGCCTTGCCGCTATAATCCCAACCAATAAAGTTGCGACCGACCACTTCTTTTGCCACATCATAAGCCACGTTTGGGTTGCCTAAAAACTGGCTTTTTGTGCGCTTATACTCTGGACGCGTTCTGATTTCTTTATCCAAAAAACGCGCCATTTCATTTAATGATGCCTGACTGCGAACAATATTACCCTTACCATCAATCAAGCCTTTAGCGCGTAACGTCTTATCAAGCTGCTTGCCTCGGCTGCCCTGCCAACTAATCATGCCTAGATTGACCTTGCCGTTTGAGGCGTCAACATGACGACCGAACAAGGCTTTTGGGTTAAAGTCATTTTCACGACCTACCTCAGCCGTCATAATTCGCGCCTGATTAGGCGACCAACCTAAATCTACAAAAGACTGGTAGACGTTTTTCATTAAACTCATGACGTACCTCGTTAATTGGCATATTGCATGTAACTACGACCTGCTGTTGAGCCTGTTTGATTTGTACTGATTTCGCCCAGCAAATCCTTGTACTCTGTTTGTGCTGCTTTCTCAAAACTCTTCATCGCGTCATAAACAATCGCTAGGTTGCGCGCTAGTGACTCCTCTGACTGAACAAGGCTAAGATTGGCGATACCTGATTCGAGCTTCTTACCCTCAAAGTCAGTCAAAGCGCCTAATCCGCGCATTTTCTCAACCTGCGTTAAGAACACCTGACTTTGCAGCGTCTCTAAATCTTTCTCAAATTGCAGCGTATCTTTTCTTGTTGATGGCAATCGACCTTGAATAGCACCCGCCGCACCCCTTAAGCCACTTTTATTATTAAGTAGGCGCGTGATAGTTGATCGCGTCTGATTAATACCATCAATATTTTTATCGTAAGCTGACAGACGCTTTTGATTTTTCTGATTGGTTTCAATCTGCTTGGTTGTTAATCCTGCGGCATAAGCTGCCTTGGTATGCTCTAGCTTGTCAATCGATACTTGCAATCGCTCGCGGGCAATCGAGTTGTTTTCACCTTGCAACTGTAGTTTTAGCTGTGCAATTTGGTTGCTAACCTCTTGCTGAGCTTGCGAATCTGCACGGGCAATCGGTATATCAGTCGCACGAGTTTCTGCTAGTCCAGCATTGGCAGTATTTAGGCTTGTCGCTGAATCAACACGTCTTTGCTCATGCGGTAACAGCGTAAGCGTTTCGGTTGTTTTGGCATCGAGGTTGGTTGCTGTGGCAAGGTCTCTCTTGGCACCTGCATAATTACCTGCTGTTTTGGACTCAATCTCGTCTTTTCTAACAGGCGTGAGCGTGGTTAGTTCGTCAGTCTCGGCTTGTGTTTTGGCTCTATCCACTGGTGCGGCGTCTTCTGCGACATTAGCCTTAATGTAATTCTCGTAGTTAGCCCCTGACTTATCAGGACTCAGCACGGCATAGTGCATTAATAGCGCACGTTGAGCTGCTTTAGGTTCGCGTGCCATCCATTCAGCCATCTGCGAGTATTCTTCTGCCTTTTCTTCATTGCCTGCGTCACGATAGGCATTTGCTTTATCGCGCATATTTTGGACGGCAATATCAGGTCGGTCACTGCTCAATGCTGATATAGACGTACTCATATCATAGAGCATAGACTGCTGCTCTTTCTGCTCAAGCGCATCATAGTAATCTTTTGCGCCTTTGGTGTATTCAGGGAACTGTGCCACCGTTCTAGCGATAGCGCCTTTGTCATTCCAATCAATCGTCTCAAGTGCTTGCTGCGCTGCAATTTTACGCGCCTGTTCTGCTTGCTGGGCTTGCAATAAATCTCGGTTTTGGCGTAGCGTCTGCCCTTGACCGTATGCTTCAAGCACACCATCGAAAGGACCCGCCTGACCTTGTAAGTAACTTTGTGCGAGTTGCATTAGAATCCTCCGCCTAGATAACTTGCGCCTGCCTTTAGCCCGAAATTTAAAAGACCCTGGTTGACTTGACCTTTGGCTAATTGATAACCTGCTTGAGCTTGTCCAATATCTTGATAACCTTGCGCCATGTTATTACCAAACTGCAAAGCATTACCACCAAGACCTGCTGCTGCGCTTTGACCGTTACCAGCAACCCCACTAAGGTTTTGTAATTGCTGATTGACGTTATTAAATAGCATATTCGAGCGATTGTCTGCCAATGCCTCTTGGAAGTTACCACCGCGCAAACCACCTGTTGCCGCTGCATTTTGCAATAGTGCGTTTTCTGCTTGCTGGTATTGAGACTTAAAGAACGGACTGTTTTCAATATTGCCGATAGCGCCTTGCTGCTTATCAAAGCCGTTTAAGCCTAGCAAATCCTGCTGACCGCTTAATCCTTGCTGCCCTGCTTGCACGTAAGGATTCATGAGCTGCTGCATGATGTCAAACTGGCGGCGCTGTTCTTCCATGCCTTGTTGGGTCGCTTGCTGCTGCGCTTGACTTGCGTTTTTGGCCGCCGTCTTACCTGTTAGGCTGTCAAAACCTTTCTTAATAAATGACATTTTAGACCTCGCAATAATATAGTTTTTCTAATGGTTTGAATTGGTTGCGCTCTAAAAACCCATCGATAGGGTGGCTAATGCGACTTGCTGCGTACCAGTGGTTAACGCCTATATCTTTTAAATGCGAGCGTATGCCGTCGATAAACTTTGAGCTGTTGCCGCGATATTCAGGCTTAACCCATAACACATCAGTTTGAGCGTCAAGCAAGGATTCGTTACGCATGGACGTTGATACAAATATGAGCGCAACGCCTTTTACCGTGTCGCCATCAAACCATAGCATCGGCTTTAATACGCCTGCTTCGTCAATGTTGATATAGTATTGAATCGGTATATCAACGGCTTGCGGCTCAAGATGCAGCATGTCCATCATCATTGGCACAATTTCGTGCTGATAGTCTGCGAATTTAACCTGCTTGACTGACATTGCTTACTCCGTTATTTCAACAACTGTTAGCAGTACGTTAGCGCCCTCACCTGTCATGGTTAATGGCTCGTCTTTGACCAATTGCTGATTAAATAGCGAGCTGATAACCTCGGTTGCACCTGCTGTAATGGTTTTCTTAATCATTGATTTGCCGCTAACTTCAATCGTTAAATCGATAGGCTCAGCGGTTGGGTTATGAATGGTTAAGGCTCGAATCTGTGCGTCAGTCTTTGGCAGATAAACGCTATTGCTTGCGGCTGCCAACGTGATATTTGCAGCCTGTTTATTAATTAGTTTCATATATCACCTAAATTGGCATGAGTTGAATAGGGCAGTCCATCGTTACGCTGACCGCGTTTAATATGTCTGATTGCTCTTGTGGTACGCTCACAGCGTTTAATTGTGGCGCAAGGTCACTTAGTAGCTGTTGAGCGATTGCGCTTGACTGTGTGGCTATCTGTGCGGCTTGTTCTGCTTGTTCTGTTGCTCGCTCAATTCTGACAATAATATCTTCTATCTCTTGCGGCGTTCGTTCAGCCATGTTCTGACTGTTTTCTAATGCCGCGATTGCTTGCGGATTGTTGTTGGTCATTTCAGCCAAGATATTACGCGGGATTTTATATACTTTATTGTCCGCCATTGCCGTACGCCTCCACATCTGCCTCAATCGCCGTAAAGCTCGCTAATGAATCGTCACAGCCACGAAAGCGCAAACCAATAGCCTGTCTAAACATACCGATAGCTCGCAGCCAGATAATGCGCTTATTGTACTGTCCGCGCATACCCTGACGATGCAAACGCTCGTTTGACCAGGTTAAGCCGTCCTTTGTCCATGACAAGAACACCTTTGGGTCGGGCATGTCATTTGTGCGACCCGTTAAACCGACAAGCTCAATCGATTTGATTTGTCCTGCTTGACCGCCGTTATAAATGAATGTCGTGTCAATCTGCCAACAAACCGGATCACCATAGTGGTTTGATAGCTTGTTGCTAAGTACGCCTACGTTACTATTGAATCTATCGCCTACAATCCACTTGTTATAGCACCACACATGATTGATGGCCCGATACGCACCTTTACCACTGCTTGACGATGACAACTCAAACCATATCGGTTGCTGCATGATTTGCGTGGCTGCAAAGTCAAACACTAGCGTTCTATCAGGCAGATGCAGATATAAATGCTGGTGCATTTCCTGCTCTTTGGCTTCAAGCGTGATGGTCGCTAGTTGTGCGTCGCTATATTCTGAGATAATGCGCTCAATCTCACGAGTGGCAATCTTTGACAGACCGCCATTGGCACCAAGATACACGCTGCATGGCTCATTCTTACCGCTACCAACAAACGCGAATGACTGAGCAAACAAGCACTTGCCTTGTGTGCTAATCAAACCTTTTGTCATCATTGCACCATCGACACGGGCAAACGCAAAGCCTGCGCTGCCTGTATTACTAAACACTTCGATGGTATAACGGTTTAAGACAACAAGCTCATTGCGGACTTTCATTAAGCCGATAATCGGGTCGGGGTCTGCCTCACTGCTGCCGTACTTTGTTGGGCTAACTTGCGTAGGGTCGTTTAATTCTGTTTGGATAACAAACTCACCATCAGTGGTGACAAAATAGCCATCAATCCACTCAACATCGACCACGGTACCTAGATTGGCATTGGTGACTTGCTCAAGCTCACCCTCTTTTAGGTAGTAAAGTTTGCCGCCGCTTGCAATGCCTAATCGGTCAAACGAGTAAGCAAAGCTGCATTGCTCGCTACCTGATACCGTGCCAATGCTTGTGCAATGACCTTGCTCATCAATGCGCCACAATGTCGAGCCAATGACGCGGTAGCAAACGCCATTCCAATTGATGCCGCCTCTATCGATGCCGCCTTTCTCCATGCCACAAAACAACGCGATACCATCTGCCTTGCGTAGATAGCCGTTAGCAATACCGTTTTGTTTTGGCACTGGCACCAAGTTAAGCGGATAAGAGGTGCGATAATCCGCCGTTACATCG